TACTGTGCAACGCGCTGCGTTACGAGAAGTGGGACGAAGCCGCCGACCGCATCGAAGTCCTGACCGCCAAACTGGCGAAGGTGGCGAAACAGATTAGTGACTGGGAAGTCCGTATTGATCTCTGTGAGTGGTCTGAAAATACCAGCCTAACTTCTGACGTTCGTAAAGAAATGCGCGCCACGGTGGCTGAGATTAAGGGGAAGAAGGGATGACCAACCTAGACAAGCGGATGCACTTCCGCTGCGGCGACTGCAAGACAGACTTCAGCACCGATGCGGTCTTCCCGATGGACGTGAAGAAGCTGAGCAAGCTGGTCCGTGAAACCAAATGCCCGACCTGCGGGGCCGGGTCGAAGCGGCTGTATCTGCGGGCGAATGTGAAGGAAGATAAGCCATGAGCGGAAAGAAGATCATCGAGGCCATGCGGGAGGCCGTAAGCATCGCGCAAGCTATGGCGAAACTCACCGACGAGGACCTGCTGCGGGAGCTGATCCGCCGCAACGGGATCGTGGAGGCACCGACCAGCCGCACACCTCATGAGTATGAGGTTCTGCTGGGGATTGGGAAGCACCACCACTGCTACATCACCTTCCACAAGGGTGATTTGGTGGCGCTGACGGGGAGGAAGCCATGAGCGGAGCATTGAAAATCAACCATATGTATTGCCCGCTGTGCGGCGAAAAAAGTCTGGGCGGGACTGCTGACAGCAGGCCCGTCCACATGGAAGCGTTTGGTGTCGCCGCCCACGCAGTCAGGAGACGCCGCGACTGTGATTCATGCGGCGGAAGGTCCACGACCTTTGAACTCACCGAAGAAGCGCTACACGCCATCGCCCACCGGGTGACTGGCACGAACCTGAAGATCGGGTTCTTAGCCAACCAGATCGCCCAACTTATTGAGGGGAAGGAGCCATGAAACGTCTGACCATACACATGCACAGGCAGCGCCTCACCGTGGCTTTTGGCATTGAGGTATACAGGTTTGGCGATATGTTTTTGCTGATCCTGAAACTCTGGCCCGTAGGCATTACGATTAGGTACGGGGAGCCGCCAACTGAAATCACGAATTGGCAGGAATACGATGCCGCGTGATGCCAGCAACAGCCCCGGAGCGAGGGCCTTGAGGCTGGCAGGCTACGTTAAATGCCCGGCTTGGTGGCTGACACAAGAGCAGTTCGAGCTTCTACAATACATGGCCCGCCAAAACCTAGAAACCATCAACAGAATAAAAAAGGACCAAGCCGAATGGCACCGCCAAGAAGACTGATTACCCGCGACATGATCCAAGCAGCCAAAGACCAAGGTTGGCACCTGAGTCTAACAGCCAATCATTATGGGATGCATCGATCTAGCATCGCAGCAGCCTGTGAGCGTTTCGGGATCACATTGCCGATGCACCCGTTTTCACCGCAACGGGTAAGCCCCAAGAGCAAGGTTTGGATCGACATCGCTGACGGCGAGACAAAGCCCAAGGTTAAATTGTCCGCCAGCCCGGCGGCGGTGGAGCGCACCTTGCGGCGAATTCAGAACGAAAAGCGGTTGCGGGCGTTAGGATGAGCCGCTAAAACGAATTGCGAGGGGCGCAACACATCCAAGAAACCGTCACGGGTGGCTTTGTGTTGGTCGAAGATCAGACTGCGCTACGGCTCATTTTCACCAGAGCGCCCCTCGCGATTACTCTGAAACTCTGTCAATAGGGTCAAGCGCGCGCAGGACCAGCCCGTCCTGCTTGTGGAAGGTAATAGACTGCAATGCGCGCCTCGCGCCGTAACCCATGCCAGCGGCATAAGCATCAGGCGGGCAGAAAGCACGCAGGCTTTCCCAGCGAAGAGGCCCGAAGTCTTTGGCCTGATCGTGATGGACGTGGCCTGTCAGATAGTGGCGGTGGCGTGTTTGCGACCAGAACGTGCAGACATCTGAGAGATATAACGCCATCTGCTGCGGCTTGCCCTTGTCCCCGTGGTGGGCGAAGATCGCGCACTTGCCCCATTGAAGCATAAACAGGTCGCGTGGCTCTTTCTCGACTGTGATCCGAGGCTCGTTGCGGTAACGCTCGGCCAAAGCAAAGTTCAGCGTCATGCTTGAGTGCGGGTCATGGTTGCCGCGCAGGACGCGCACCAGTACGCGCGAATGCTTTTGCAAAAGCTGGTGGACCGTTTCCGCGATGATGCCGATGCCAACGTCGAGAACTTTCCAGAAGCGCCCGTCAACGTCCAGCCTGTGGCGGTTTGCGGGCGTCTCGGCTCTGGTGTCGTCGCTGTGGAAGTAGTCACCCCCGATCAGCAGGATCGCCTGCTCGGCGGCTGGCGTAAGCGCAAGCACCTTTGCAAAGGCGTGCCGCATGTCTTTGGCCGCGTGCGCCAAGTCATAGTCCTGCGCGCCAGTCTCGCGCCCCCAAGCCAGCATGCCGACGTGGGCGTCCATCAGCGGATAGACGGCGCACAGATCAGCCATGACGGTTTCCGGGGCGACCACAGGCTCAGACGCGACCATGCCCTCTAGAGCCGCTCTCATGCGCTCTGCGACGGCTTCTGGCGGCTCACCTTCGGGGCGCAGCATGACAGAGTAGCCCGGCTCATCGTCTTTGGCCGGAACCTTCACCCACGCCAGCGACGGCATCATGTTGGTGCCGACGGCTGCCATGCTGTCAGCGATGGCGGGATCAATGCGATAATCTGCCCTGACATCCGGCGTGAATCCGGCGCGATTCAACATTCTCTGCATGTCGCGGCGATTTATGCCAATCTCGCGCGCAGCCTCGGCCACGTTGCCCGTGCGCTTGAAGGCTTCGACGGCCTCTTCCTGTCTAGGCGTCATATCCGCAGCCCGCGTCAACCAAGCGGATCAGATGCGCGCCCGTGATAACCGATAGAGGCCCACCATCGTGAGCCAATGCCGCCGCATGATCCGTCCGCGCCGCTTCGGTCCCGGCGCAGACCGCATCAGTGCTTGCCACGCTCGCGCAGCCACTCACGGGCAGCATCAGCGTCAGACATGCGGCCAATCTCATCCATGCGCTTTCGCGTTTCGACATAGCCCTCAAGCTCCTCTTGCTTGGCGTCAGCCTGAGCCGACTTTCTGCCGCTAAACCAGCTTGCTGCCAGCGCGGCCACGATGAGGCCAAGCCCCATCGCCCACATTTTCAGGCGTGCGAAGATCATGCTTCACTTCCCCAAGGAATGCATTTGTATGAGACGACCTCAGACAGGCCGTACTGGTCCTGAACGAATGTTACGTTTTCCTCGACGGACGCAAAACATTCTTCTTCTGTCTTGGTGATTGGTCCACTCATGGCAACGCACATCGCGCCGTCGCAGACCAGAAGCACCAAAGACCAGATCATCTCACGCCCTCCGCCCACTTCTTCAGGCGCTCACGCATGACCCACAGCGCAGCCAGCACGACGACGCCAGCGAATACCAGCGCGACGATCTGAGCCGTGCCGTCCAGAGCGCCGACGGCAGCGATGCCAGCGCCAGCGCCGGATGCGACCTGCACGGCAGACGCCTGCATGGTGGTCGATTGCACCACATTGGTACGGCCCTCAAACTCGCCGCCGACAGGGGTCAGGAACAGCTTGCGCTCGGCCTCACGGCGGCGCGTCAGACCCTTCAGCACCTTGCCGCCTGCCTTGTTCCAGAGGAGCAGCGCGTTGGCAGCCTTGGTCTTATCGCCCTCGTTGAACAGGCGCAGGACAGATGACTTGCGGAAGGCACCCGGCCCGATGTTGTAGGCCAGAGATACAAAGGCCCCGAACTCGTTTTCATTGATCGGGGCGGTGATGGCATCTTCGATCTGGCTGGCGAATTTCTCTAGGGCCGCGTGCAGGTAGCCCTCGGCGTCGCTGCGCGTGATCGTCATGCCACTCTTCGGCGTGATGCCGACGTTGGCGGCAGCCGTGGTGCCATATCCGATGGTCCAGATGCCAGCCGGGCACTTGTAAGCCTTTGCGCTGAAGCCCTCAAATTCCTTGACCAGATCGACGGTTGCTCTGTTGATCTTCATTTGCGGAGGCTCTCTTCGATCTTGTCCAGCTTGTCAAAAACCTTCTGGATCAGGGTCTGAAGGTTCTTCATTTCGAGATCATGCGCCTTGGTGGTGGCCGCCGCTTGGGCCTTCAAGACCTCAATGTCGGTGGCATGGCTTTGCTGCTTGAGGTGCATGAGCCAGACAAAAGCGGCCACGGGGGCCACGATCCACTTCATGACAGATTCAATAACGTCCATCTCAATAGCGTCCTTCCCAAACACGCAAATGTGCGTTGTCGCTGCTGTTCATTTCGCGGGCAACCACTTCACGCATGGCCGCCGTGTCATTGGGATTGACGCCCCATTTCTTAGCCCACTCAGCCCAGACCTTCATCGGCACCAAGCCCACCAGCTTGCTTTCCCCGAAGCTGTCCGCCCCGGCGCTTTTTAGGGCCTTCGCTCGTTCCAGAACCGGGCTGAAGTCGTGCGTCTGCTGCACGATGATCTTCCCGTCCTCCTCGAACATTCTCTCCGCGATCTTCGACATGGGCGTCCTCAAAGGTCAAATTAGGGTAGGCCAAACGCATAACATCCGCCACTTCCGGCGGCATCCGTAGGATTTGCCCGCGACGATAGCGGACACCACCCCGGAATATTCCCTCACATGTTACGCGATATTCCATCATTTTGAAATAAGGGGCGAGTTTCCCCGCCCCTCTTTCATCACGATACGGTGGCCGAGAACGGCGTTGCTTCCGTCCCAGAGGCTTCCGACATGACCACGACTGCCCAAGTGTTGGCAGCGATGTCGTCAAGGACTACACGCCAGCCTTTGAGGCCGCCACGGGTCGATCCATCCAGCGTGATGGTGTCCGAGGTGTCTGCGGTATAGAAGCACGAAGCGCCTGCGCTGTCGTTGCCCAGATAGGCGGTGCCCATCATCACGTCGGTCGAGTCGGCGACCTTGATGATCTGGCTGCCCGAGGCATCGGCAAGGCCGATAAACTCGTAGCGGTTGCCCGAGCCGGTAGCTTCCGGCAGGGTTGCGGTCACACCGGCAGCGCGGTTGAAGATAACGCGCTGGCCAACGTGAGCCTCGTCGGTGATCGTGACAGTCGCAGACGTGACAGTCACGATGCCGTAGTTCTCAAAGTAATTTGAGGGCATGGGATTTTCCTTCAGCCATGAGATGAGGAAAGGGGCGAGCCGAAGCCCGCCCCATCACGATTACGCGACAGTGTTGTCGTAGATGCCGCCCGACGACTTTTCATTCCGGCAGACCAAGGTCAGTTCGGTGACGACCTGACGCTTTTCGTTGTCGCCGGTCTTGGCCAGCTCTTCGTTCTTGGTCGCACGCAGAACGCCAACAGCCCACATGTCGTCCTGCATGATGAACACGTCCCGAGCGCGGTTCTCGCGGGTCGGTTTGAATTCAACAGTGCCCCACGGGGTGACGTAGACGGCCATGTGCTTGATGACCTTCTCAGCTTCTGCCGTGATGTTCGAACGCTGGTTGTTGTTACCAGTGAAGCCCAGAGCGAGGTTCATCTGGAACGCCGACAGGTACACCGAGTCCGGCTTGCCGCCCGAGACCCAGATCGACTGCATCACGCTGTCGAACTTGGTCTGCGAGAATGCAGTCGGGGTGCCATCGTCGGTGCGGGCGTTGGAGCCGTCGCCGGTGGGGTCAGCACCCGAAGAACCGGATTGGAAGTTGGTGTTGGTGGTCAGCCAAGCCGGAACGCCAGCCATGCGGCGTGCAGTCGTGCTGTCACCAGCAACTTTTGCTTGGTTAGCAAACATTGCCTTTTCGATGTCCAGCTTCTGCTCTTTGGCAATCTTCAGAACCTGATAGGCCATTTCGCGTGCGCGACCGGCTTTGTTCAGACCCTGATCGGTGCCGGGGATGACGACGCTGTTCTTGAAGATTTGCGTGCGGTTGTTCAAGCGAACAGTGGCCGAACGGGCTTCAGCAACGGTGTCGTCGCCTTCGATGTGAGCGTTATCGCCCGAAGCACGCAGTGCGTCGGTCTGCCACTCGTGCAGCGTGTTGGTCGCTTTTGCCTTAGCGCAAGCGGTGTAGAAGGGGGTTTCTTCCGGCGAAATATCATAGATCACGTCGGAAAGGTCTTCGCGGATGCCGCGAACGTCGTAGGAGTCGAGGGTGTTGGTTGGCTGTGCCATGATGTCGTCCTTTCAGGGTTTAACGGAAAAGAAGATCAATAAAAGCCTCTGGCTTTCCTGATCTCTTTGCGGCCTTCATCTGTCGATCACGAACGATTTTCTCAGGTGCAGGCTTACGCGGCATCGGCTTTACGTTGCGCGGGGGTTCGGGCTTTTTGGCCTGAGCCTTTACCGCTGAAAGCTGATTGTAGCGATAAGCGTCATACAAGACTTGCACGAGGCGAGCATCGACTGTGCTTGCCACTTCTTCAGCCGAAAGCCCGTATTTGGAAGCAAAGCTCACGAGGTTCGCCTTGAGTGCAGCCGCCTTTTCAGGGTTGGCAAACTCAGGGATGGCTTCAGTCAAACGGCGGGCCTGCTCTTGCAGTTCCACTTGACGAGCCTGCTCTTGAAGCGCCGATTGACGCTGTGCCTGCTCGTGAAGTTGCCGTTGCTGCGCCTGAAACTCTTGCGCCTTGATTTCGTATTTCGCCTTCTCCTGCATGTATCCGATGGGATCACTGTCCAGCATTCGAATATCAGGAGCCTGCGGGGCCTTCATGATTCCTTGCTGTTGCACACTTTCCAACGTCGCAAGAAACTGCTGTCGCTCGTTTTGAAGGGTGTAGTAGAGGTTTTCAGCTTCCTTACGGACAGCGGCGGCCTCCTGCATTCCCTTCTGGATGTAGGCATTTCCCGAATAGGACCGCTTTAGCTCATCGAGGGTGACCTGCGTTTCCTTGCCGTCAACTTTGACAGAAAAGGTCGTTGGCGTCTCTTGAGCGTCGGTTTCTTCGCTTTCCTCATCCTCATCATCCTCGGCGTCGGCTTCTTCAGCGTCGTCCTCGGAATTGTCTGCGGCATCGGCCTCTTGGCCTTCATAGTCCGCTTCAGTTTCGTCCTCGACATCTTCCTCTGCCGCCGTTTGGGGTTGGGCTTTCGGTTCGTCGTTCATAGGAGCAAGCAGGCTATCAACAGCCGCTTCGAGTGTATCAGTCGTTTGCACGGTCCCGATCCTGTTTTGACTCAACGATCTCGGCGTCTAGTCGCGCTTGGAGAGCGTCGAGAATGAGTTGAACGGCGCGCACATGTTCGTGTGCCGCCGCGACCCTGTTTATATCACAGGTTGCGTCTAAAAACACCCCCACTGCATCATTGCGAATTTCGCCGATCACGGCTTGGAAAACGTGATCGGCGAGGAGGGTTTTGGCTTCAGAAGCCCGCTGTTTGATTAGGGACAAATGGCATCCTCGGCATTTGCTGTTCACGCTTGATAGCATTCAGATCAAGCTGAACGCCGGTTTTAGCGAGAAGCTCAGCGGCCTTCAAAGCCAAGTCTTGAGCCATCTGGTCCCGCTTCAGGTCATCTTCCATTTGCAGACGCTGTGCGTCAAGCTGCGTCTTGGCCATGTCAGCCTGCACGCGGGCCGACATCTTCATCTGCTCGGCCTGCAAGAACGCCTGATTGGGGTCAGACGGCTGTTGCTGAGACGGATCACCCTGCGCGGCCTGCGCGGCCTGCATCATCAGCATTTGCTCAGTCTGCGGGTTCATCGGGTTGTAGTAGCGGTCGGCATTGTGAATGCCTGCCATGCCCAAGATATCAGCCAGCGTGTTGCGGATGCCGGTCATGGTCACGATGCCATTCTGCGGCCCGTAGGCTTGCCAGATTTGCATCTGCGTCTGCATGGTCATTTGCAGGGCAGCGATCCGATCCTCGCGGCGATTGTTGCCCAAGCCGACGTTGGTGACCAAATCCAGATCGTTGGTCCACGAACGCGGATCGACCGGGACAAACTGGCCGTCAAGCCGCATCATCTCGTTCGGGTTCGGATTGGCGCGTGCGATCTGGGAGATCAGACGGAACATCTGCCGCATACCGCCTTCGGCCAGATTGCGGGCGATCAACTCAGAGACAGCCGAGGCAGCCTGCACGGCGGCATTGACGCCAGCCGCAGTCTGGGATTGCAGCGCATCCGCATCCATGCCCATAGCCGCGCCCGTCACGCCCGTCTTGGCGCGGATCGACTCGTCGTAGAATTGCAGGGCTGGCAGCGCAGCCGATGCACCGCCGCCGATGGAAAACTCGCGCAGGGCGTTGATATCCTTGACGCGCACCACACCGCCGATCTCGTTATTGAGAAGGTCGTCCATGTTCACAAGGTTTTGAACGGCCATCACGCGGGGATTGTTGGCCATCGCCAGACCATCCAGCAGACCGCGCAGGAGCGACGTTGCCGCGTCCTGATCTTCAATCACGATCTCGGCCAGTGAACGACCAAAGAAGGTGTGCGGCTCCGGGTCAACTTCGAAAATGGCGAACGGGATGTAGTCGCACAGTTCGTAATCCAAGATTTCGTAATCGTTGCCAGCGCAGATGAACTTGTAAAGGCGCGGAACGCCCGTGCCTTCAATGTCCATCTTCATGTAGGCTTCGGTGAATTGGACCTTCCGCATAGACGGATCGGCGGCGTTTTCATCGTCGTCGGTGTCGTCCCAGCCACGGCGGGCCATTTCTTCTTCGTCGTCAACCGTGCCGTCGGATGCGCCTGCGAGGTTGTAGACAGTCTCGAAATCGAAACCCATAGCCACCAGATCGCCAACGCGGGCTTCGCTGGTGTGGCCGCAGACGTAGCAGTCGTCCACGCTGACGGCCATGCGGTCCACGAAGAAGTCCTCGGGGGCAACGCTCTGGATTTTGATCTGGCCCTTGGTGGACGTGCGGGCAACGCGCAGATTATAGCTGGCCAAGCGCGGCTGGATTTCAATGCCCATCTCGTCAATCACGGCCTCGGCGATGATCGTTTCTTCCTGCGACAGAACTTCGCTTTCCGGGTCGTTTTCGATGTAAGCAAGCTGCTCTGGCGTCAGGTCGCTGTATTCATCAATCTCAACGTGCTGCACCTCGTCGTAGTAAACCTTGGCCACGCCGACCTTTTTGATAAGCGCGTCGTGGAATACGTCCGACAGGATGCGGAAGCCGTTGTTGCGCTCAAAGACATACTTGGCGTATTTGGTTGCCTGATCGGCACCCATGACGGCTTGCGGGGTGTTCGGGATAAACTCCACCGGCTTGTCGGATTGCAGAAACACACGCATCAGCGCGGGCTTGATGGCGCGGATCGTGTCGCGCACCTTGGTCGCCACAACCCTCGACCGGCCATCCTCAAAGTCAACCGCAGACTTGCCGTCGAAATACTTCTGCGCCTTGATGCGATCTGGCGCGACCTCGGTTTCCACGAAGTCCACGGCCTCGCGCACGGAGCTTGTGATGGTGTTCTGGATTTCGTCGTCCGTCAGGCGTTTCGGCTGCATCTGTGTCTCCGTTATTGTGAGAGAAGGCCGGGCAGGATGCGGGCCGCTTCAGTGATTGCGCCTCTAGGGTCGCGCAGCAATGCTTGCACCGGCGCAGAGCGCGTTGCAAGTTGGCTTAAAGCAGGGGCGAGCGCACCAGAGATACCACCCAACGCACCACCCAAGACAGCCCCAGCCGGGCCAAGGCCAGCGCCAAGAGAGGCACCAACGCCAGCACTAGCACCAGCCGCACCGAACGCTGCTGGCAATGCTTCAGAGATAGTGCGACGACCACCCGACAAGACGGTTGGTGCCGGGCGCAATGTTGCGGCTGCCGAGCGAGTAAAGTCGGTCATGGGCGTCGTGCGACCAACGGCATAGTTTTCGCGGCCTTGGGCGCGGATCATCGACTGATTAAGCTGTGTCGGAGACAAAATGCCGCCCTCGGAAGCACCTCTGGTGGCAGCGTCACGAACTCCGATGAAGTTGCGGTATGCCTCGCGAGCCTTTGCAAGCGCAGCAATATCATCAGCGCGGCCAGCGGATGTAAGAGCCTGATCGGTCATATCGTCAATCAAAGTCCGCAGGGAATGCGCCGCGTTTCTGGTAGCAGTGTCTGAGGAGACGGTAAAATCGCCAATGTCAGAGCGCCACTCCTTGAGACGCGACAATGGAACATCTTTGCCGCTTGAAGCCAATGCCTTGATTTCGTTGGCAATCCCACGAATGCGAGGCGTCAGTTGACCTGCGGGAACGCGGTCAATGTAATCCGTCGCCACCCTCACCGCAGCCTGAGCCTGCGTGCGAGTCGGGACGATGTTCACGCCGCTAACCGCGTCGTCCATTTGCTTGACAATTTCGCGCTGCGTTGCAGCAAGATTTGTCGGTGTTGCAATTTTTGCGGTGCTTCCAAGCTGGCGCATGGTGGCAGCGGTAAAGTCCGCAAGCTGCTGATCCGTTGCTTGAAGGCGGCCCTCCATTCGCATCAAAGCCTGAGAGCCTGTGCCTTGCCCGGTCGTGACATCAACACCAGCTTCGCGCAGGACGTTTGCCATGCGGGCTGTCTCGCTGTCACCGACGAAGGCACCGGGGCGAGAGGCAAGCAATGATGTGCCAATCGCAGCACCTGCTCTGGCGTAAGGCTCAAGGGCAGTGCCTTCGGTTGCCTGACCTGCGGCTTCGCTGGCAACGCCGGGGGCCACACCGTAACGCAACATCGCACTTGGCCCACCAAGAGCGCCAGCGCCGCCCGCGAACTCTCCGGCTGTTGAGACGTATTCGCCAAGCAGGCCCGGAGCGACATAACGGCTTTCCGGCCCGATAACCGGGATAGACGCAAGCATCTCGCGGGTTTCTGGCAACGCAGCAAGGCCACGGGACACCATAGAAGGTTGCTCCATGCCAAGAGCATATTCAACGCCAGTGGTTGCGAGTTGGGCAAGGTTTGCAGGGACGGCGGGAACGTCGGCAATGCCGCGTGCAACCGCAGCGCCACCGCCTCGGATCAACTCACCCAGCCGTTCGCCGGGCGTGTCAACAGCGCCGCTGCCGATCACGTTTTCGTAAATCGTCTGCCCGATGGTACGCTCAGGCTGCATCTGCGCCATAGCCTGCTCGTTGGCGGCTGCGGCTGCTTCTGCCGATCCGGGCTGCATTTGCAGCGTGCCAGCCTTGGCGGCTGCAACGCGGTCGCGCATGGCTTGACCTTGATCGACCGGGGCAGAAGATGCCGCATTGCGCGCGGCGTCGATCAGACGTTTTGCCGCCGCTGTGTCACCGGCTGCATAAGCCTTGCGTGCGGCCTCTTTAAGCTGTGCTTCGGTGTATGCCATCAGTTTTCCCCAAGATATTGCAGGTCTTCAGCTGACAAGCCAAGATCAGGTGCGGCTGTTACACCACTGGGAGTGACAGCAGCCTGCGTCCCGGTTTGCAATCGGCTGCGCGCACGCTCACGGCCAAGTTGAACGATGGCCTCATAATCAGCTAGAGCTTCAAGGAAGGCTGGCGTGCTGGTTGCAGTGTCCATGCGGCTGATAGCACGCGTTGCGGTCTGGCCTTCAGCGTTCGACAGCGATCCCATACCACGAAGCTGGTCGATAGCAGTCAAGAAGCCACCGCTAAGAAGCTGGTTGACGCGGTTTTGGACGTCGTATCCGGGCGTGCCGGGTACAATGTTCAAGGCTGACGATGCGCCAGTTGCAAGCTCAAGGCCCGGATCAGACCTAAGCTCAGAAATCAACCGCAAAGTTTCGTCTGCGGTGGCCACGTCAACTGGCGCAGCCGCCGTGGCCTCACCACGAGCAGCACCGATAGCCCGAGCCTCAGCGGCAAGACCAGAACCACGCGTAGCCATGAATTCCTCATAGCTACCGTCGCCACCCTCACTTTGCGGCTTAAAGCCAGCGGCACGCGCTTGCAGGTCCAATTGGACAAAGCCAGCAGGGATCAGGGCTTCTTGCTCCGGTCCTTTGTAGATGATGTTCCCAGTGATGGGGTCGACAATATCATTCCCAACAACGACACCGCGCTCGGGGCCAGCCGCAGGCCGAATAGCTTCCGCCAGCACGGCTTGCGGAGACGCGCCCGCTTCAAGGGCAGCCGCCAAGTCATCACGCCCGCGTGAGCGCAGCCAAGCGGCTGTAGCATTGCTTTGACGAGCAAGCTCACGGCTTTCGATGCCGCTTTGCAACTGCCCAATCATCGCCTGATTGGGGTTCATCGTGAGACCTTCAAGGCCAATGGCAAAGCGGGCGCGTGCGTCACGACCTTCCGGCCCGAAGAAGCCACCGAGCAAGCCTTGGCGCTGAGGTGCGGCCTGTGCAGGCATCGGCATGGGAGTGTTCGCCCCGATACCAGCGCGCATCAAGTCTTCGCTTGTGATAGCCATTTAGCCCCCCAAAAGCCCGAAGAAACCACCACGCTGCTTGGCCAGTGCAGCCAAGCGCGGGTCTTTCTTCTGCGTCAGAATATTGAACAGGTTTACGATAGGCGCGGCGTCCGCGTCCTGCGCGACGCCACGGCTGGCCGCCAAACGAGACAGCAAGCCCATGTCCTCAAACGGATCGGCGGGCTGCATCATCGGCTGCATCATCGGCTGCGCGGCTGCCATTGGCGTGCCCGGCCCGAAAGCCGTGTTTGGCCCCGGCATTGGTGAGCCACCCATGCCAAGCGCGCGGTTGAACTTGTCAACGTACACGTTTCCAGTGGTTCCAAGAATGTCGCTGCGATTGCCGCCCTCAGCCAAGGGCCGCCCCGTGAACCAAGCAGAAGCCGCGTCCTGCGGGTTTCCGTACTTCTGGACATACGACCCGAATTCGCCCGCAAACACCCTGTCCTGCGCTTCCGGGCTGGCAAGGAATTCTTCAGGCGTCAGGCGGCGGCCAAGGTGCTTTTCAGTCCAAGGACCGATGTTGAAGTCCATGACCTGATAGCGGCCATAAGCCCTGTTGCCCTTCTTCGTGACCGGGCCAAGCGCAGCATAGTCGCCGCTTCCGGCGCTTTCGATGCTCGCAATCGCGTTGGCGTAGTCCATCACGCTCATTACAGCGCCCCCAGACCCAGCGACAGATAGTTAAACAGGCCCGGACGCTGGCTCTGCGTTTGCGTTTGCTGCCCCATATTGGCCGCACCGAGAGCCGCCAGAGGTGCCGACAGCGAAGCCATAGGCGCGCCCGTAAACCCGCCGTACTGCGCGCGTGCGGCGTCGATCAGGGCCTGATTGATGGCCTGCTGCATCGTGCCGAACTGCTGCTGTTGCTGCGTGATGCTTTGGCCCATGTTGAGGCCCTGCTGCGCCAAGGCTCCAAACTGGCCAGACGCCGCAAGCTGCTGCCGACGCTGATCTTGAGCCGCCCGAAGCGCGCTTTCAAATCCTTGGGCACGAAGCTGGGCCGCAAGTTGGCCGCCCTGCTGTGCGAAGGCGCGATTGGTTTCAGCCTCTGCAATGCCCTGACGCGATCCGCCAAATGCGCCAGCCGCGCTGGCCTGAGCGCCAAGCTGGTTTTGCTGCATCAGGCGCTGACGCTCCAGATCGGCCATCGACGTGTCGATAACCTGCTGCGTGTAGGGGTTCTGGAAGGCCGGGATGTCCGGCATTTCTCCAGAAGCAGCAGTGCCTAGAAGCGATCCAGTATAAGCTCCAGAGGCTTGCTGGAACACGTTTGGCTGAACTGCGGGCTGCACGCCTGTTGGATTTGCTGCACCTGCCATGATTATCTCCGTGTTGCGTTGCTGCCGCCAGACGACTTACTGCCGCCAGACGTTTTGCCACCGCTTGGTGATGATTTACTGCCGCTCGGCGTAGACTTGCTCGGCGTAGACTTGCTCGGCGTAGACTTGCTCGGCGTAGATGCCGTGTCACGCGAACCGACCGGATTAATGCCAATCGCGTTTGCGACGCCAGAAAGCGGGCCGCCTGAGAATGTCGTGCCGCTGCGTCCCGGCCCACCGCCGTCAAACATATCTCGGACGCTGGTGAAGCCGCCAGAAGATGGTGCGGATGTGCTTGGACGGTCACCAGCGTCCCTACCGCGATCACTATCTCGGGGCGCGGTTGGTGCTACAGGGGCCACAGGGGCAACGGGGGCCGCAGGCATAACAGGTAATTCCGGGGTTCCAAAACTCAAAGGCGGCGCGCCGGTGATTGGGTCAACAAACAGCCCCGTAATGGCGTCGTATTGGCCCGGCCTGCGCGTCTCAAGTTCCCTGACAGCTTGGTCGTAAAGGCCGCCAGACGAGTAAGCCCGAAGGCCCCCGTCAAAGGTTTGCGCTGTCGGCATCCCCATGTTGACATCAACAGTCGGAAGCCCAAAAGCAGAAGCAGCCGCGTTAATCCCTTGGCCCGAAGCCAACTGGAAAGGGGTCATCGCCGCAACGTCTGGACCATAATAAGGAGCGTATCCAAGGCCCGCCACGGTTTCGGCGCGGGCGATGTTTCTCATCGCCGCCTCTTCAAGCCATGCAGGGATTTTAACTTCCGTAGTGGTCTTGCCACCTTTGCCGCCGCCGCTCATTCAAAGTTCCTTTCCAACACCGTCATGACGGGTTTGTATCCGTGCTTCGCAAGAACTCGCTCCCAGCCACGTCGCCCAGCGATTGTCATTGATGTGCAGCCCTGTGTCTTTCCCCAAGCCACGGCGGAATCAATCATGTTGACGATTGTTTCCATCTCACCACCGGCTAAAAAAACGTGCAGGACACTTTTCTTAGGATATAACACAATCTCAGTGACAGCGCACCCCTTTTCAGCAGGCCACAACTGCATGCGCCCGCTCAGGATGCCCTCAGCCACATCTTGGAAATCATGCGACCCGCCGCTGTATTCCAGCGCGTCCTCGATCCACTTGCGGCAATGCTCTAAGAGCGTCATGCCTGCACCCGACTGATGACAAGCGTCACCGACGGAGAGGCTGGGGCGTAGGCCGTTGCGGCGTGCGCCAACAGCGAACCGTTGGTGCTGTCTGTTGCCCACATAGCTTCGAGGTAATCATTGGCCGCAAACTCAAAAATCGAGTCGCGGGACACAACAATGGTCGCGCCATTGTTGTGCAGGCTGGCGACCATTGTGCTTCCCGTTATGTTCGTGCCATTCACGCGCGGCCAGAACCTGAATTCCAGCGTGCTGGCCGAAGACGATGCAATCTGCGCTGTAAACGAGACGCGATACAGGCCGCCCTCAGAGAACACAATGCGGGTAGGGTTCGTTCCGCTTTTCGTAATGCCATCAGCAAGCGACGGCGCGTCAAATTCAATCGCATAGGCCGTGTTGCTGGCGGCTGCGGTAATCGTTGCATCCTGAGCGAAGATGGCGTGACCATCGCCCAGCACGACCTGCCGCCACTCGTTGTTCTTCGAGACGACCGGATAGCCGTTCACGTCGTCCCATAGCAAAACGCCGTTTGAGGTAGGAGTTGCCCCGTCAACCTTAAAGCTAAGGTTATCCCAGAACCGCGCAAGAAAGCGGCGAAGTTCCTCGCCCCATCCGCGCAAATCCTGCCCGATAACCGGGATGCCAAACCTCATCGGCGGCCCCCAGCCTCAACATCAAGCCGCGGAATGCCCCACCGCCAATCAGTAAAGCGCGCGCCGACAACGCGCATGACCATCTGACGACCGCTAAACCGCACGCTGGTTGGGTTTGACATTGAATAAGGCCCAAACGACCGTTCGGTGTCATTCGGATAGAACCGGGTTTTGAATGTTGTCGTCACGTCGCCCTGCGTTTTCTCGTCAGGGATCAACTCTTTGGCCATTGCCGTTTGGTCGCCGACGCCGATCTGCACTGGGCCGCTTTCAACGTAAACCTCGGCACCCTCATAGTTCCAACCTGTTTCGTGCGCGTAGATCGGCCCGGTCGGCGCGATCAGGATCGGGTTGCGGAACACGCCAGCATCAACACCGCAAGTGCGAGCCATCGCGCCAATGGTCCAGTATCCTTCGGCGTAGTTGTATGCGACGTATCTATTATTTTCGTTGGATGACGCTGAGGGGTAGAACCACCAAACCTCGTTTTGCAGGCCGTTCGCCACGCAGGCAACCTTGGAGATTTGCGCGACGTTCAGGTCACTGAAAACGTAATCCGACACCTCGGACGGCAGGGGCTGCACGCCGCCGCCGGTGAACGAATAAAACCCGTCGCGGCTCATCCAGAACACGCCAGCATCAACGGCTGTCGCGCAGTTGCGTGAGGCAGCGCCGCAAGACGATCCAACACGCTCAAAGCCGTAGACGAAGGGCGGCCCTTGGTATGATGCAGTGTGCGCGTCCACATCCGTCAGGATCAAAGCCTGCCCCCGCGTGCGAAGCGCCAGCATGATTTGGCCGTTGGTCTGCAACTCTAGATCGCCCGCCTCGTTCGTCGCGGCAGGGGTCCAAAGAGTATTGTCTTCACGGTCGCACCACTGAACCTTGCGGGGGTTTCCGCCAGCGCCGAGGGCGAATAGGAAACGCTCCTCGGTGACAAGGATGCCGCTGTTGCCTGTTGGCGCGTTGGTCACAATGGCAGCGTCATTGGCCGTGTTCAGCGTCCATTGGTAGATTTTGCCGTCTGCATTGGAACAGGCAACAAGGTATTCTCCGAAGTTGTCCAGCGACCAAGTCGTCGCCGGGATCGGTGTCTCGCCTTCTGGCCGCTCCGTGCCGTAAAAGCTGACACCATAAAGCCCGCCGCCGTACCCGTCGTTTGAGTCCGCGCTGACAATGCCAGCCGTCAGACCTGCTGGCGTGATGTCGGTGACAATGTTGCCAGCGCTCATGACTTTCAGCGCGTTGTGCGTGCCGAATGCCAGCCATCGCGCGCCGTTGTTTGCGCGCCATGAAACAGCCCCGCGAGCCACACCTGTAGCAGTTGCATTGCCCCGCTGAACCCAGCCCCCGACGGGCTGCAAGACGCCGTCTTTCCAGCGAACGAGCGAGCCGTCAAACCAGCGACCCGTGCTTTCTAGGGCAGTCCCCTTGCGAGAAATGCCCGGCGGGATTTGAAGCGGGACAAGCGGCATGTGCGCTCCTTACGGCTTGACGGGCCAAGTCACGCTGTGCGGGAAGCCCTCTTGAGCCGTTATATCACGAAGCGCCTGCCGATAGGTAGCCATCTCTGCGCTCATGGTCACGTCCGAGAGAGCCGTCCAATCGGTCGCGGCGAGCAGGCTGTCACGCTGTGAGCGAGCAGCCTTGGCGGCCTCTGCGTCGAGGCCAGCCTGATACGCAGCTTCCTTCTCAGCCTTGGTGCCTTCGGCGTCTGTGCTGAACATATCGACGACAGCCCAAGCCTGCACCCAGTTGCCATTGGCATCTTGAGTTACACCATTGCGGGCTGCACTCTGGTACGGGCCAGTGTCAGGCTTAGGGGCCTCAAAGACGGCTTCGATGTTTAGTGCATCAAGGACGTTTTGGTTCCAAGTGCGAGGCATGGAGATGTTAGGGTTGGCCGACCGCCACTCCCCTTGGGTCTTCACCTCGCCCGTG